CAATTTACATAAAATAAACTATATTAGTCGTGGGTGCTTTGGAAAGGCCCACTTTATTAACTGTCTAACAAGGAGGTTAACATGACCAATAAAGCATTATCCATATTTAATCAATTAAGACCCGTATCGGTAGGATTCGACAGCATCTTCGATCATTTTGAAAAAATGTTTGATGACGATGATGGCTTTCGTTTTCCACTAATCAACTATCCACCTTACAATATTGTTAAGACTGGAACGTATACTTATGACATTGAAGTTGCGTTAGCAGGTTACAATAAAAAGGAGATATCTGTGGAGTATGCAGATGGTGTCTTAAATATTAAGTCTATCAAGGAAGAAAAATCGGAAGATAAAAAAGGAGTAATTCATAAAGGTATTGCAAAAAGATACTTCTCAAAATCTTTTACCATCGCTGACGATGTTAAAATCGAAGGTGCTGAGTTAAAAGATGGATTACTTAAAGTATCTTTAATGAAGATTGTTCCTGAAGGCAAAAAGCCAAAAACTATAACTGTAAAATAAGGATTTAAAAATTTTACCGCGCGTTGCGCGTATGTCCTACATTTTCGGGGATGTAATGTCCCCGGAAGTGCTTTTTTTATCTTTCATAAACCGTTCTTCGTGGAGTTTAATTTGAGCTTTACAGTCTTCGTAAGTGGTGTCTTTTTTTCTGCTGTTCTCATCACCACGAATGAATATTATATTCTGTATAGTATAAGGTCGTTCAGGATCAAGTCTGTCCACGCTTAAATTGCTGGATGTATTGCTTAGACGTGCACCTTTCGAGTTTGAATTATTGTCCTGGACAATCGTGGTAATGGGTAGATGATCTGGCTCCCAGGCACTGCGCATCCCCCACTCAGCCTTGTGCCTGTCAAATGCTTCTTTTAGTTCTTGAAGGTTAAAAAAACATTTATGTTTTAATTGTCCTGTCGTAGTGAACCGATAACTGATATTATGAAAGGTCCGTTTTAAAAAACCGTGTGTGGTTGAATGGTATTTTCTAGCCTGCTGTCGTGCTTTTTCCTTTGTTTCTGGATTGCTCATATGTTCTTTTCTTATCTTTATTGAACATTCTTTACACTTCTTTTCATAACCAAGTTTATAACCTCCGTTTGCATAAAAATCTTTATGGAGAATCTTTACTTCTCCGCATACTCTGCATTTCTTTTTCATATCCACGCTTTCAGTTCTTCGCCCATAATTTCAGTGGCGATGTTCACTTTCTTGCGGAGAGCCTTGACGATTTTTTCGTCAATCGTATCCTCCGCAAGAATATCAATGTAGGTCATGGGTTTTTCCTGACCAATACGATCAATTCGTGCTTCGGACTGCTTACGCTTTTCTAAATCATAACCATTGGAATAATAAATCATGGTGGAGGCACCTGTTAAGGTGATTCCATACCCACCGGTCTGTGGTGTTCCTACTAGGAATCTTACTTTACTTTCTGGATCCTGTATTTCTTTTATTGCTTTCTGTCGATCGTCGCTGGTTGTATCTCCATAGTAGGTCATCACAGATCCTGGGTATTCCTTTTCAATCTCTTTTACAATCGTGGCAATATCATGGCGCCAATGAGCCCAAATAATGGCTTTTCCTTCTACTTCTTCTAAAAGGTCCATGAGTTCGGTAATACGATTATTTTTAATTTCTTGCATAGAGCCATCATCCGCTTTGAAATGACCACAAGTAATTTGCTGCAGGCGCATCAGCTGAGTAATGACATTAACCGTTGTGACCATTTTACCATTCAACTCGGCAAGTGCCATAGATTTCATTTGCTGATAAACTTTGTTCTGTTCAGGAGTCAATTGAATCACTCGTTTCATAAAGGTCTTAGGTGGCAGATCCAGACAGTCATCTTTTAAAATTCGATAAGAGAAAGACTTTAATTTTTCAGACAATTCTGCAAGGTTCCGGTAGCCAACGACAATATTAACCGAACGGCCATTAAAATTCATGGTTTTCATAACGGCATATCGGGTACGAAACGTATAGTAGGACTGATGGTCCAGTAACCACGGATCAAGGAACTCGCATTGCTTATACAAGTCTAACGGAGATTTAGTGACCGGAGAACCCGTTAAAATTCTCCTGTATTTAGCTCCTGTACTTAATTTCACAATAGCTTTGGTTCTTTTAGCATCTGGATTTTTAATGGTAGTAGATTCATCAACAGCCATTAAAGTATTATGGCTCAGCAAAAATCTTTCTACAAAACTAACACCTTTCCTAGTGGATAATGCTTCAACATTCATAATCAAAATATGAAGATCAACTTCTGGCTTAAATAAAGTATCAAGTTTTAACTGTTGTTTTTGATTAATATTAGATTGCCACAGAACCATCTTTTTTTGGATATGATCCACCATATGAATGGGTATTTCAGAGTCAAACCAATTTTTATACACGCCTTTGGGAGCAATGATCAAGGCACCATTGATTTTGCCTCGATCATAAAGCATAGCAATATTGTCTAGTAAAACTTTCGATTTACCAGTTCCCATTTCCATGAAATAAGCAAAGACTTCTCTATTCCAGGACATTTCAAGCGCTTTTAACTGATGCGCATATGGCTTCGTTTTAAATTTATAATTCATTTTTACTTTCTATTGACATTGTATACATAATCTCCTATAACTTGTCAAGAAAGTTATGAGTGATTATACAGAAATAAAAAAAGATAAAGAACCTATGGTTTACGTTTTACAGGAACTGCCAGGAACAAGCACCGGTCGTCCCAAGTATAATATTATGGGTGCTTTAAAATATGGCAAACTAAAAGTTCTCTTGAAAGAAAATACACAAATTGTTCTAAGTCCAGGACCCATTGTGTTTGAATTAAGACGACTGTTAAAAGATTACAACTCTAACGATTATTTACTTTTGTCAGGCGACCCTGCGGTTATTGGGTTGGCATGTGCCATTGCATCTGATATAAATAGTGGCAGATTTAATTTATTAAAATGGGACAGACAAGAGAAAGTATATTATCCATTAGAAATAGATTTATATGAGAAAGGAAAAATAAATGAATAGAAAAGAAGACGTAAGATATAAAAAACTAGATACACCGAAAGTAACACACATGTTAAATTTAATGCAAATGGTGTATGGTGATAAACATATAAGAGGCACATATGATGAAGTATGTGTTGATGGCAAAGAAAAAAAAATAGCACCTTTGTTTTCTGCATTTACTGCATTTGTAATATCAAGTGCATTATGTATGAGAATGCCTGGACAAGAAAAAATTGTTGTTCCAAGTGAATTACCCAAAGAAGAAGTTTTGAAAAAAATAGATCAAATTCTACTTGCATTAGATGCAATGTTAGAACAACCTATAAGAGGGAATCTTGTAAGTTGTTTAGATAAATATATTACTAATGGAAAATTTGAAACTAAAGCAGTGAAAGACGAAGAAGCTGAAATGCTTTTTGGAAAGAGGCCGAACTAATGAATAACATAGACTTTGAAGAAGACCAAACGCATTCAATTAGTAAAACTGAAGACTTAAGTAAACTTTCTGAACAAGTTTTAAAATTAAAAGACTTGGAAGACGAAGTTAAAACGAAAGAAAAAAATTTAAAAGATTTAAAAAAAGACTTAGAAAAAATATCAGGAGATGTCATTCCAACAATGATGACGGAAATGAATATCTCCACATTAAAATTAGCAGACGGTTCCGCTGTAGAAGTGAAACCCGTCTACAGTGCTTCAATTCCTATCGCAAAAAAGGAAGAGGCATTTAAATGGCTTCGAGACAACGACCTGGGTGACTTAATTAAAAATGAAGTTACTGTTTCTTTTGGTCGTAACGAAGACAACAAGGCAGCAGATTATGCTGTACTTGCACAAGGTCAAGGATATCAGCCAATCCAGAAATTAAAGGTTGAACCCATGACACTTAAAGCATTAGTCAGGGAGCGTGTCGAATCTGGAAAAGACATGCCCTCTGATCTATTCAACGTGTTCGCAGGAAACCGAACCAAATTAACGAGGAAACAATAACAATGAACGAAGAAGCAAACGTCGTAAAGAAAGAGAAAGCTGGAGCCGTAGCTATTTCAAGTTTTGAAATAGATTCTGGTAAAGGTCTGGGTAATATGAGTCAGGACGACTTAGCATTACCTTTTTTAAAGATACTAGGACAGTTATCTCCTGAAGTAAATAAAAGGGATGGTAAATATGTTAAAGGTGCAGAACCTGGCATGATTTTCAATTCCGTTACAGGAGACCTGTACGATGGTGCAAAAGGCATTCAAGTAGTTCCATGTCATTACAAACTGGAATACATTGAATGGAGAGATCGAGGCGAAGGCTCCGGTGCTCCTGTTGCCATTCACTCATCAGCTAGTGATATCATGACAAAAACTACAAGAGACGCGTCTTTCAAAGATAGATTGCCTAATGGTAACTATATTGAAAGAACCGCTAGTCATTTTGTGATTGTCAATGGTCAAACTCCATCAACTGCTTTGATTGCTATGAAATCTACTCAATTAAAAATTAGTAGAAAATGGAATAGCATGATGGCAGGAATCAGGCTTAAAGGTAAGAACGGATTATTTACTCCGGCATCTTTTAGCCACATTTATCAATTAAAGACTATACAACAGTCTAATGATAAAGGTACATGGTTTGGTTGGGAAGTAAGCAAAATAGGTCCTGTACAGGACACTACTTTGTACCAACAAGCTAAAACTTTTACTGAAAACGTTTCCAAAGGAGACGTTAAAGTTAAGCACGGGGATACTGCCCAAAAGCAAACGAAGACTCATTTCTAAGTTTCGTTACGTGCGTATACGAAAGCTGGGCGGGGCGCGAGAGTTAACCGCCCAGCGTATAAAATGGAATTGATGATGGAAAAGAAATTTATAGAGATTTTTACAGGACTAAAAAGAAACTTTGGATTCGCTAGAATTGAAAAGGGATATACGGATCCTGAAACTGGAAAATTACAACTAAAACCAGGAGATTATGGCTGGTCTTCAAGACCTATTGAAGAAAAAGACTACTTAGAACATTTATCAGGTAAAAAATCAATTGGTGTTCAGCCTTGTGATGATGAAGGACGGGCAAAGTTTGGTGCTATTGATATTGATCATTATAAAAACTTCAGTCCTAAAAAATATTTAGACACAATAAAAGAACACAATATTCCTGTAATTCCCTGCAAGTCTAAAAGCGGAGGATTACATATTTATATCTTTTTAAAAGAACCAGTCAAAGCAACCATTATAAGAAATTTCTTAAGTACTCTATTATTTACTTTTGGTCTCAAGGCCAAAACAGAAATTTTTCCAAAACAAACAGAACTGGGTGAAGATGATAATGGTAAGCTTCAAAACGGACACTTCATTAATCTTCCTTATTATAAAAAAACAGAACGATGTGCTTTAAATTTTGATGGAACAGAATTTACCTTTGACCAATTTATAGAAGTTATTAATACAAATTTAAAATCGAGAGAGGAGCTAGAAAATTTTTCACTGGCTCATATAAAAACTGTATTACACGGAGGAGCAGAAGAATTTAATGAAGGTCCTCCTTGTTTACAAGCCATAACTCGGGCATGTCAAAATGGAGGAAAATTGAACGATGACAGAGATAGGTTTTTATATAATTATATGGTCTTTGCGAAAAAGAAATACTACGATAATTGGGAAGATAAAGTCAAACAAGCAGCAAGAGAATACTTTATCTACGATCAAAAATGGGACGATAATTATGTAGACTTTAAAATTAAGGGATGGAAAAAAGAAACAAAAGGACATCTATGTAATGAAGAACCGATCGTTAATTTTTGCATGAAGTCGGAATGTATAAAAAGAAAATTTGGTATTGCCTCCGATCGTAGAAAAGCTTTTCCTGCATTATCGGGCCTACAAAAAATAAATTACAGACCTGATCCAGAATATACCTTTAATGTTGCATGTCCTGACGGTGAAAAAGTTAAACAAGTCCATGCTAAATCCATAGAATATCTGACCGATCAAAGAAAAATAAGAAACATCATTGGTGTTGCTGCTAATTTTGTTCCTCCTATGCAAAAAGGAAATATTTACCAAGAAATAATAGATAATTTATTTAATTCTCAATTAGACGATATTGAACCACCTGAAGAAACAAGTCCAGAAGGACAATTATTTAATTATATGAAAGAATATATCAATGGACCAAAAGCAGAAACGAATGTTGCTTTTAAAAGTGGATCAACTTTATGGGAAGATGAGTATGCTTACTTTAAATTTGCACCTTTCTTCGATACCTTAAAAAATAAAGAATGGAAAATAAAAACTCAGCAAACAGCCCATATGATTAAAACGAATAAAAAAATATTAGGCGAGTTTGGTCCAAAACGATTCCCTAAGAAAAAAGAAGAAAAAGAATATAATGATCCTCTTCAAGTAATTAAAGTAAGAATTGATAAATTTAAAGAAGAAGAAATTAAAGACGAACCTATAGATATAAAAGGCACGGATAATCTTATATGATTAAAAAAATATTAGGACCACCCGGAACAGGAAAAACTTTTACTTTATTAAATTATGTAAAAGAGTATATCAAAAAAGGAACTCCACTCCATCGTATCGGTTATTTTGCTTTCACAAGAAAAGCAGCCTACAACGCAAGAGATACTTTTCTCGAGGATAATAATTTTAAAGATGTTTCATCTAATCTTACAAAATCAGACCTAAAATTTTTTCAAACTCTGCACTCTTTTTCTTTTCATATATTAGGCCTGAGTGAAGACTGTGTAATGCAACCAGAACATTATGAAGAAATAGGCAGACTAACAGGCGTGCGCGTAAAATATACAAAGTATGATGAAGAAGAAAACAACGGTTATTTAAACTGTGATTCTGAATATTTTTCACTAATCAATAAAGCCAGAGTTAAAGACATAAGCATAGGATCTGAGTTTAATACGAATAATTATTCACGAAAAATTGATTACATCACACTAAATCATATTAAAATTAATTTAAAGAACTACCAACAAAAAAATAATCTAATCGATTATACTGATATGATAAATCGATTCATTAAAGAGTCTAATAAATCACCTACCTTCGATGTTGTATTTATTGATGAAGCCCAAGACCTATCTCCTATTCAGTGGAAAATGTTTGATATTCTTAAAACAAAGTCCACGGATATTTTTTTAGCAGGAGATGATGATCAAGCTATTTTTGAATGGGCTGGAGCAGACGTTAAACGATTTATTAATGAGCCGGCAGAAGAAGAAAGTCTTCCACAGTCTAGAAGAGTTCCAGAACTTGTTCAAGAGTATGCTAATACGATTATCTCCAGAATTCCTGAAGAAAGAAGAATTAAAAAACAATGGTCTCCAAGAAGAGACGATCAAGGAAATATTGTTAAGGGACGAGCCGAAAAGATTAATTCTATAGATAGTTTAGATTTGTCAAAAAATAAATGGCTCATTTTAGGACGATCAAAAAACAAACTGGACGAAATAGCCAAAAAACTTAGAACAAAAAGTTTATACTTTGAGACTAAATTTGGCAAAAGTTATAATCAAAAACTTTATCGAAACATTGTGAATTGGACACGTTGGACAAAGAATGAAGGCCTAACCTTGCCAGAAACCAAAGATGTATTTGAATATTTGGACAAAGATTTTAATGAAAAACAATTCGAGAATCAAGAGCTTATTAAAATAAAGGACATGGGTTTTAGTTCTGATGTAGTTTGGTTTGACGCATTCACCAAAGCCAGTCTTAATGAAAAATTATATATTAGAGCAATGCTAGGCAACGGAGAAAAATTAAGTCAAGATGCACGGATTAAATTATCTACTATACATACCATAAAAGGAGATGAAGAAATTAACGTTATTGTTATTTTAGATAATACAAATAAAATAAGAAAGTCCGTAGAAAATAATCCAGAAAAACAAGATGAAGAACATCGAGTATGGTACGTTGCTGTTACTCGTGCCAAACAAAATTTATACTTATTGAAAGCAAAAATAGAAAGAAGAGGATACCGGTTATGAGTGTATACAAAAAACAAGTTGGTGGATCTCATTATCTTAAAATGAAGATTCAACCATCTGAGTTTGCTAATAAGAACAATTTGCCCTTTGCTGAAGGAAATGCTATCAAATATATTTGTCGGCATAAGTATAAAGGAGGAAAGGAAGATTTAAAAAAAGCAAAGCATTATATTGAAATGATAGAAGAAAGAGATTACGGTAATGAATAAAACCCAACCCCCCACAATTTATATTGGTATGCCCTGTTATGATTCAGTTAAAATTAATACTATGCTCTCTATTGTTAAGCTGGCAAAAGAATTTACTAAAGCAGGTTTAGAATGGAAAATGGATACGCTCAAGTCCCCTTATATTAGTAACGCCAGAAATGGTTTAACGTGTTTATTCCTGCAAAGCGGTTATGATTATCTACTCTTTATTGATTCTGATGTTGAATTTAAACCAGAAGCCGTCATTAAAATGTTAATAACTAAGAAAGATGTCGTATTAACCCCTTACCGAGTTAAAATTCCTGAAGATCCTTCTTCCATTAAATATACGGTTAGTTTTGAAGATGATAAAAAAATTTCTACTCTCCCGGGAGATCTCGTTGAAATTAAACAAGGCCCTGCAGGATTAATGCTAATTCACAGATGTGTCTTTAAAGCCTTAATGAAAAACTATCCTCGTTTAAAGATGAAAAATAAAAAAGATACATATCTTTATAATTTTTGGGATACCACATTTGATCTTGATAAAGGTCTATGGAGAGGTGAGGATGTTTCTTTTTGTAATCTAGTACGAGAATCAGATTTTAAAATCTATGCTAACATTAAATCAGAAACCACGCATCACGGTAATTTTGGGTGGAAAGGAAAATTTGGCGATTCACTAGAAATAAAAAAAGATACACAATGAAAGTTCCTTTATTTAAAGCTCAAACAGAATGGAATGCACCTACTGAATTTCCAGATCTAAGAAGTTACGATGAAATAGCAGTAGACTTAGAAACAAGAGATCCTGATTTAAAGAACAAAGGATCCGGTTCAATTGTTGGTAATGGTGAAGTAGTAGGCATTGCCGTTGCAGTACAAAATTTATCCTGGTATTTCCCCATTGCTCACGGCAATGGTCCCAACATGGATCGTAAAAAAGTTTTAGAATGGTTCAAAGACACTATGGCGAGTCAAGCCACAAAAATATTTCACAATGCTATCTACGATGTCTGTTGGATTAAAAAATTAGGCATCAAGATCAATGGCTTAATCGTCGATACTATGGTTGCAGCCTCACTGGTTGATGAAAATCGTTATCGTTTTGATCTAAATTCTTTAGGCTGGGACTATTTAGGTCATGGTAAAAATGAAACCATTCTTAATGAAGCCGCAAAAGAATGGGGCATTGATCCTAAAGCTGAATTATGGAAACTTCCCGCTATTCACGTC